AATGCTTGCCTCAATAGCTGCATAATCAATATCTGCAGGGGTTCCAGCGTCATTCTTCCCGCGAAAAAACAACGTACTGATTAGATCAGCGTCTTGCCCAGCTGCATCTGACCTGTGGTGATACAACGTAATATCTGCGCCACTAGCTGAATCATTTGCGTTGCATTCAATCTGCAACGCCGTTGAAGTTAAGCTAGTGGTGACATGCAACGGGAATGCTGGAGCGGCCTCTCCGATTCCAACTCTGTTGCCAAGTAAACGAATGCGACTGGCACTTGTACCAGCCTCTGACGCCATCAAATCTAAAACGCCTGTTTCTGATCCATCAGTAGTTGTTTCAATCCTGGCAAGGATTTGAGCGTAAGTATAAGGATCATCATTTGCATTCTCACCCCTAAATTCAAGGTTCCCCAGATTGTCATTTTGAGCAGGGCTTGCACTGTTGCGATACAGCACCAAATCAGGCGCAGTGTCTAACCCGGCGTCAGTGTTCTCAATAACAACCTGATCAGTCGTATCTGTACTAAACAGATGGAATTGAGCCGCAGCCGTTCCATCACCAAGCTGAAAACCTGTAGGGGTAAATTTGCCGGTAAGCGCAGAGCTATTGCTAAAGGCGACTTCATTGGCAGCAGTGCGAAAAATGCCAGATGTTCCATTGTCGCTTAAAAAGCCAATCGCAGGGCCACCAGCTGTTCCATCAGGCAATGCCCGGAACGCCGTGCCAAACGTGATCGTTTTGTTTTTGTTGACGTTAGACGCTTCAGAAATGTCAACGACAGGGATCAAGTCGCCCGTTGCCGGTGAGGTGAGGCTCGCAAGAGCCGATATTTTGCGATCAGCCATGAGAGTTACCAGCTAGAGGGTTTGCCAGATGCTTGGGTCGGTGTGACCTGCTCTGTGATTCGTGCCGCAAGCTGCGTTTCGATCTCAGCAACTTTTCCCGCACCACCAAGCTTGGCTTGGACAGCAGCCACAATGTCTGCTTCAGTTAGATCATCGAAACTGACCAAGGTCTTAGGACGATCTAGGCCGATGCTGCCGTAAGCGCCAGAGCTGTAAGCGTTGCCCTCAGAGTCAACCTGATCGCTGATTCCGGTCACGGTGTAATGGGCCGTATGTGCAAAATCGTCGCTCACATCACGGTTTAGATCAGCAATCTTCCAAACGTAGGTGTTTGCCATGAAAAAGGAACAATAGAGCCAGTGTAACTTGAGCGCCCCACGTTGCCATGGGGCAGGTTGCCGATCAACAGGCCATCAATACGCAAGGCACGCAATAGCTGTTGTCTGAATAAGTCGTAGAAACTGTGGTGCTAGTCACCTTTGCAATCGTCTTGGAACGCACAATGTCATCGTCTTGAGGCTTAGCCGTTCCATCACCAGCAGACATCAGCAGATCTCCGCGAGCAACTGTTGTTCCTTGTGCAATACGAATAACCATATCGCCAGTCATTCCAACATTTAAGTCATTATCCTCATCAATGCCGACTATCACACCAGCAACGTTAGGGTCGCCTTCAGTCGTGGAGATAGCCATTTTGTTGAGTTGTTCATTGTCTTCATTTTCCCATTCACACATTTCATCAAGGTTTGTCATTACTGTGCCTTTAAGTAAATTTGAATGCTCTTCAAACGTTAAAGTTTGAGACCAACGAGAAAGATGTCCGCCGACATAGGAAACAGTGGTGCCGGAAACTCTAATTTCCCCTTCCTGTGTTCCTGCTTGCCTTAAAGAGACAATAGTGCCATTTGAGGTAAGTCTATTAAAAGAAGCTACGTCATCATCTGATTTGTTTACGGCAAGAGCACCACTTTGGAAGGCAATTACTCCTGTCTGCGATGAACTGGAGACAAATCCTGTTGCATTTGTATTGCCTACTAATAAATTTCCCGAGCTGTCGATTCGCATCCGCTCCGTAGGGCTCGACGCACCATCGGCAGTAGTGTGAAAAGAGAGACGCCCCGGATAATCATTACTGCCAGGAGCTGCATCAGTCGCAGATGCAATGCGCCCATATACAGCGCCAGCAGAATCTGTAAATTCAATTCTTCCAATTCCCTGATCTGCAGCAGTTGCAGCGCTTCCTCTTGATAGGCCAAGTGCGCCCTCTTTGGTTGAATCACTTTTGTTGCCTGAAAAATACGCAATAGGAACTTGGCTACCGGTTACGGGAGGAGCACTAGACGTGCCTACCAACAGCCTTCCCGAACTGTCGATTCGCATCGCTTCATCAAGACTATTACCTTGATTAGTTCTAAATCTGATACTCCCCGTTAAGGGAGAGACAGTATCTGCTGAAGCCCTAATGTCTGCAAAAGTGTTAGTACTAGCTAAGTTCCCACTCCCTTGAGAAAAAGCGATTCTGCCGCTATCGCTAGCACTGTTGTTTGTATTTCTTAAATTAAGCCCAACACTTCCTGATTTTGCTATTTCAACTTGAAAATTTGTCGGAACTGATGTTGCTCCAATCCCAACATTGCCCGAGCTGTCAACAAGGACGCGCTGTACTCCAGTCGTTGCAATCGCTAACTCATCGCTAGCACTTTTAAAGAAACCAGTATTTAAATCAGACGCAAATGCAAGACCAGGCGCTGCGGCAGTGCCGTCTTCCATCAGCATCGTGCCGTCAAGCTCGAAAATTGTGATCCAAGCGTTGTTCGCTGAGTTCCTTAATTTCAAGGTTCCTGCGCTTGTATCGGCCCACCATTGATAGGCGTACATTGTTGCGGGCTCTGTTGCGTTGCTGTTATTGCTGACGATTGCCGCCAAGGCGTTGTTCAAATCTGCTCTGACCGCCGCGCCTGAGGCGTTGGCAATGACGTAATCGTGAGTAGCCATCTTTAAGGTTGTTCGGTGCCGTAACCGACCGCTTGATACTGGAAGTTTCGATCAATAGCAGCATCACTGCTGTTCTTGAACGTAACCGTAAAACCAGTGCGGGTGGCTGATGTCACCTCATAGTAATCCCCAGAAGCAAAATTGGAAGCAGAAACACCAATACTTGGGGTTTGATAAAAAGCATTCGCAAACGTCACAACCTTTGCACCCGCTCCAGAGGCAATGGTGTCGCTGCTTTCCGTTCGTGTTTCAAGCTGCATCGTGAACCCAAGCTCATCAACAATTGGGGTTTGGTCCAAGTGGAACGTTTCAAGCTCTGCCCTGAATTGAAACTGACGACCCGTGAAACGACCTGATTCCATTGGAATCCATGGACCAAAGTCAAGATCTGATTCCATTTGAATCTTGTCCGTTCCATCCTCTAGTAAAAAGAAGTCACCGTCCTCAAGCAGTAATTCTTCGTCTGTCGTGACCTGATCGCTAATTCTAAAATACAAGTTTGTGCTGGTGTCATCCGCAAGCGTTCCATCAAAATCAGACCAGCGATCAAGAGTCTCCTCTCGCCCGTCAACAGAGTCAGACGGATATAAACCGCGACTGGTTAATGTTCTTTCAAAAAGCACATTAAATTTTCCGCCAAGGTCTAGTACGTCCCTGAAATAGTAATTGCCAACAGCTAACCTTATCCCAACAAAATCAAACGAATCTAACAGGTCAAAATCAACAACATCATCAAGGGTTGAGTTACCATCAAGGACAAGGCCGTCATATTCTTCGTCATAGAAAACACCATCTTTATCACCTTGAAACGGTGGAACATCTTGATCTTCTCTACGCACAGAGATATTGAGTCTTGGGATTGGATTAGGGAGATCAATAACGGCGCTTCTTGCATTTGTGCTGCGTTGTCCGTCTTCGTTTTCAAATTTGACTAAATACTCACCTTCAATCAACGGCAAAACTACTGAGTTGGTAACTGCTTTTACCTGGCGTAGAAGCGTACTGTTTGGCCATGTTCCAGTTCCATCGGTCTTACTAGAATGCCTAATGATGGCTTTAAAATTATTCTCGTTTTGACCAGTTGTTGGAATAGCCCAGCGAATAATTGCTCCATCTTCACCAGTGGCTTGAGCCGTAACGTTAATAGGATCAGGGGGCAGCAAGACTGCCTCGGGTACATCAGGCTCTACGATCGGATCAGGAATCGTAAAATTTGACGTGACCCAAGCTGATTTCTTTGCTCCAATGCCCGCACCAACTGCCCGAACTTGAACAGCAATAGCCCGCCCAGGATCTAAGTTATCAATTTCAATGTTTGCATTAATTGTTTCTCTTGAAACGTAGTTTCCTTTGCCAATTTTGTACTTAACCTCATAGCCAACTGTTGATCCGTTTGTTCCTCTTGTCCAGTCAATATTTACACGGGTGAAAATGTTCTTTCCGGCTGTAATTTCTTTGCTAGAAATTTTAAGGTTGGTTGGTTTTCCGGCTCTATTATTGAAAAGGGTTACATCCTCAAATTCCAGGGTTTTTGCACTGTCTGCTGTAGCGTAAATGCTGTCATTATGCTCAACCCCCACAACCGCATACTGACCGTCTCCGTTATCAGAAACAGACAAGCACCGAAACTTTTGTTCTAAAACAGTGCTGCTTGAAATTGACCAGACAGACTGTGCCAGTGGTGCAGAGGGGAACCCAGACGTGTTAATAGTCGCTCCAGAAACGCTTGAAATAGTCTCTGTCTGTAACGTTCCATCAGCCAAAATACATGTCAGTTTATGGCTGCTCCCGCCTGGCAAAGAAATAGTCTGATCAGCGACAATTGCGGTAGTTGTTGCGCTTTTAACTCTTCCGGCAATTCTTGCGCCTTGACGCATCTCATCTGCAACAGCAAACACTTGCCCAGGAATCACAACCGCACCAGACAAACCAGTTACAAATTGAACTGTTTCTCCGTCAAGCTCTTCCGACGCAAGCATCCAACGACCGAGGCGTTGCGCTTGATATTCAGACGTTGAGCCGAATGCAATAATCTCTTTTGTTTGGTATCCGTACTTTTCAATTAACTCAGCGTTTTCAACACAAACAAAGTTTGATTTGTAAAAATTGTCAGGATCATTGTATCGAACCTTTATACTTGTGCTTCTTGTCTTAAGCGAAGTTCCTGAATAATTAAACGCGCCATCGATTACATTGCTGTTGTTGTAAAGATGAACAGGCAAAACATCGCTGCCATCTAGGTTTCCATGGTCAGCAGATACTTGAATAGTATTTGCTTGCCAATACATCATCCCGCGAAACACGCTTGCAAGATCTTGCAGTACGTTAAAAGCTTCGGCCCTGCTGCCAATAACGGTGTTGCAGGCAAATCTTGCTTCTTTCCCCCTAGGTGTGTCTACCTGTTGGTTTGCGTATTTGACTAGCGGGTACAAATCTGCCCAACTTAAATTTTCTGATGCAATAAAATTTCCCGCTCCATAACGAGAGTTTGTCACTATATCGCGCCAACAGCACACCGGGCATGTTGTCCAAGCTGTTTTGCTGCTGCCGTCAAAAGAGCCAATAAAATCAAGACTGCCATCGTCTCTTACCCTGGCATTGCTTGGAATACTAACCGGGCGTCCTTTAATCAAGTAAGCCCTAGTCGGCAAACTTTCGAACTGTTCAGTTGAGATGTCAACACCAGCAACAGCGCAGAATGGATATTGCGTTTTAACGTATTGGCCTTCAGTTAGGCTTGTCCACAGGATTTGATTACCCCGACCACTTTGCAATGAAATTTTTTTGTCTATTTCTGTAAAATCATTAAAACTAACCTCAAAAAAATCCTCCTTTAAATTCTCTTTCTCTACTTTAATGTTCCAGGGGCCTTTGCCTTTTAGCTCAAGCCGCGGCGTTTGAATTTGATAATTGTTTGTAGAGATTCCTGTAATCGTGCGGCGAAAAACTCTTTTATAGTTTGTACTTTTTCCAGCGTCTTGAATGAAAACGCTCACTCGAATTGAACCGTTAAAAAGTTGCCCCTTGGCAAGTCCTTCTGCTGCTGTAGAAAACAAACGAGGGATGGTAAACAGAAGCTGCACAAAATCAGCCTCTTGGTCCGTTACTTGGCGAATTAGTTGGCCTTGCCCGTAATCTCTTTTCTCGACCTCGTTATCAACATTCAAGACTTCTGAATAATTGCTGCCAATCTCTGTGTTTACATCCGTAATCGTGCTTGTCTCTCCGCTTGCCTGGCCAAGCCTCCCCTGCGTTCTCCCTCCAGGGCGGAAGTCATACGATATGTCTCCAACTGGGAAGTTGTGAGAATTACCAGTCTTGATTGGTGTTTCATCAACAAAAACCCCTTTCTCTTTGCCAACAATCCCTTCTATTGGGCCTTCACAAAGCAGATCAACGATCTTGATGGTGGAAGTGGAATTTAAAGCCATTGATCAAGCCTCTAGAGCAGCGGTGTTGTAAGAGCTTTTACGAAATTGGTTATACCCATTAGCCTCTACTCGCAATTTGCAACTACTGTGACACCTAAAATCGACAATAGAAACTTTTGCCTTTACGGTGACTGGGTTCAAGCTGTCGTTAATCTCAGGATATTGAATATATTGCATCCAACGATAGGTTTGCCCCTTCAACAGCAACCCTTGAACCGTAACCTGGAAGTTGCTGACATCAGTGTCACCATCGTCTGTTGTAATTGCCAAAACAACCCGAAAAGTAATAAACCCATCCACTCTTGTCGTGTCAGGACCGCTTACAAAATCAAACAACCCGTCTGGCAAGCTAAACATAATCATGTAATTTTTTCTTCTAATGTCATCTCTATAAGCAGCTTCCCCAAGAGTGACTGTATTGCCTTCGTCCAGACTTAAAGTCCTTCGCCTGTTAGCTGTACCCGTTCCATCGCTACTTTGTAGTTTAAATTTAACGATTGGGTGTGTCCACCTACGGAACCTAAAACCAGAAGCATAGGTTAAGCCTTCTAACTCCTCACCACCGATGAGCACAGTGTCTGGGCCGGGTTCCCTGATAAATTTCTTGAGCTTGTCTGATTCATCCTCAACAACAATACGAGCTGACAGAAGTTGACTACCTATCAACACTTTTCCGTAAGCAACAGGGATAGCTGCTCCCACCCCAACCGTATTAGCTGCACCTGTATACGAATAAGACTGCCTGCCATCCGCTCCACGGGTGACTGATTGAGGACCATCAGTAGAGCCAGATTCACCACTTCCCCTCATTCGCATCCCACCCAAGTTTGGGATAGTCGGCTGAGGCGACAGCATCTGCGAAACACCGCCAAGAATCAAACTGGCACCAATTCCGCCAATAGCTGTTGATGCAGCCGCTGTTAAAAAACCAACGCCAGCAACACCGCCTCCGCCAACACCGGCACCAAGCCCTAAAAATCCACCACCCAGGGGCCCCAAAGCAATCGCAAGACCAACCAACGCAACACCTGCCAAAACCCTGCCGACGCCACCACTACCTGTAATAACAGGCGTCAAAATCAAATCATTGCTGCCAAGCGGCAACTTCAAGTCCGCATAGTCAAGGTCCGTTCCAGCTTGGATTAGCCGATAACCAACACCGTTTTCGTGTGCATGGATCAGTTCTTCCTGGAACTCAGGCTTATTGATGCAAAGTAGCTTGATTGCATCCGCAGGCGTGCGTAAATCGTAGTAGATGTGCTTTGCACCATGCCTTTCGCCTAGATCACCCAGCAGCCGAACGGTCTGCTCCATATCGAAATACTGCCGCGACCCTCTCGACATAATACCGTCGCAATGGCTCTATCGCACTTAATGAATCTTGCCTTTGATGCAAAATCTGCTCATCAGGCAACAAAATTGCTGCGTGCATTGGTGTTCGCGTACGAAGCTGCATGATCAAAACATCACCAGCTTTCCTTTGGCTCCACTTGACCTGCCTGAATCCAATTGCTTCTGCTTGCTGCAAAAAGATGCTTTCAGAGATTTCAAGATTCTCTGGTCTTCCAAAATCAGGCAGGCTTATGCCCTTTAACTTAAAAAAATCCCGTACCAACGAGAAGCAATCATTTGCCCCATAGTTCCACTGTCGTCCGATCAAGGATTGATAGTTGACCATTTCTCACTAGGAACGGAATAAATGTGCCAAGGCAGATTGGTCTGCTTGCATGAAGCCAAATCAGCTTCGCTCGCTGGACCGCCTTGTGGGTGTGAATGCACAATAGCTTCAACCGTTCCATGCAGAGCAACAACAGCATAATCGCGAGGATTCAATATAAAATCTTGTTCAGGATTATCAGCAATGTTCCTGCAACGCCAGTAACGATCGTTCATTACAACACCGCAAGCCTCCTTTGGTGATTGTTCTACAGCGTGCCTTTCAGCGTCAACCCTGAAGTCTTGCACCAGGGAATCCTCCGAACGGTAAATTTTGCTTCCCAGCAAACCGCTTGCGACAGCTGTTATATGTCTTGCCGCAAACGTCTTGCCCCGCAGTTGTTGGCTTATTGTTTATATTAAAATAGTTATTGCCCTTGTACCCACACTCTGAACCGCGATACTGCCACGGGCAATGTTCTAAAACTTGACGACGGGGTAAGGAAAGATTTGTAAGATCTAATAGGCTGGCTAGCTCAAATTCAACAAGCTCAGGGTTTTCACTGGCAACCCGATCGATATACCAAATCTCATCTTCAAATTTTGCAGTGGGGTCAGCCGTTGCATTGCCACCAGAGAAGTTACTTCCGTCTAAAAATTTCTTGCATGTCCTGATCCGTGTAACCTTTGCTTTTAACGGGTTATAAAGAACGAGTAATGCTGAAATTGAACTATTAGCATTAGCAATCCGCATTGACGGACGCGGCAAAACGCCTTTAGTTGTCATCTCAAAGCCATCAACTTCAATCGGGTATGCAGCGTAAGTAATACTGTTAAATACAATGTCTGCACTTAGCTCGTTCGTTCCAGCGTGATAGTAAAACGTCTCGTCGATGCCATTTACGCTTTCTGTAAGCTTTAGCTCAAACAGCTCAATAATGGCTGAAGGTTCAAGAGATTGAAGCTGCTCTTGGATTGACTGTGGAGTGCTCATGCTTCAAATACCTGCTCGAATGTTGCTTTGATTGTGGCGCGGTTCAGGTATGGGATAGTTTTGCTCCATTCTTTGCAGATGTACTTGCCACTACTGGCTTCGCCTGGCGGTGTGAAATCAAAATGTTCCGCTCCACCGCGTGCGTCCAAAAAGGTTTCAATGGTGTCTGCATCGGTCTCAGACACCTCAAAAGTCAAGCTGTACGATTTCGGATTTTGATTAATGCCGAACGTACTGCGCTGGCTGTAGCCTGACCCAAACTGCGCGATGCGAACGTTTGGTGCGCTGGTTTTTTTAACGCCGTAAGTCGGCGTAAACGAAAAAGTAGACATCAGTTTAGAAGTCCTCCAGGGCGTTTTTGCTTAATTAGTTCAGCCTGCACGACTGCACCAATTACATCGCCAAGAGCTTTGGCGTCAGGCTGATTGCCTTCCACGCTAGAGCCAGAAGCATCAACGTTCACAATCACACTAGCGCCACCGCCCATCGCGTGATTTGGAATAATAGTCCCTGCGCTTCGCGGAACAAATAGTTCTGGACCGCGCTCGCCAACCAAAGAAGGTTTTCCGACTGGAGGGTTACCCCCATCCGCAAACTGAGCAATCCCATAATTAGGCCCAAGAGTGCCAAACCTGCCGGTCTGCCCTCCACCAAAGCCTAAAGGCGTGGAAGGGTTGAATGGTGTCATTAAGGATTTTATAAACCCAATAGATTGCTCGATAATGTATATCTGAATTAACTGTTTTGCAATATCGCGAAGAACATTAGCCGCTATGTCTCGCAAGGCGTTGCCCCAGCTATCCGCGCCATCGATAAGTAAGTCAAACGCTTGCGTCATTCCCTGACCCATCACATTAGAAATACCGTCGGCCAAGGCAAGTTGCTGTTTAACCGCTGTGTTTAACTCGTACTGCTGCTCTATGTGCTTCTTCATTGCATCCATGCGACGCTGGTCTTCATCTCTTTGTATAACAGCTAGCTCACGGACAGCTTCCGCCTTGGCTTCAGCCTCTCGCGCATCCGCAGCAGACGTAATCGCAATTTGCTCCCTAAGTTGCTGTTCAAGAGGCAAGTCACGCCCTGTAAGTTTCTCCATAGCTACATCTTTTCTGGCGTTTATCTCAGCGATCCTTTCTTCTAGCCCAATCCGAATAACTAATTGTTTGTCCCCATCAAGCTCTGCCTGAGCAATTCTATCCTTAAACTGGGTTATATCTTTAATTTTTGTAGCTTCAATTTCAAGGAGCCTTATACGTTCCTGGCTCTCTTTCAAACGCTTAGCAGCTTTCTTGACCTCTAGCTCTTGCTTGCTTGAACCAGACCTAAATCTCTTTCTATCTTCTTCCGTTATAGGCACTTCAGTAGCTTTTACTCCGGAACTTAAAATATCATTTATTTGGTCAGTAAAGCTTACTAACGCTCCTTCGCTCAAACCTTGCATGTCAAACACTCCTGCTGCCATGTTTGGACCCGCTAGAAGAGAGCTAAGACCACCCTTTATGGGGTCTTTTGCACCTTGGAACGAAGGCAATAAACCTCTTAATCTTTCAGGGTCCCTCTCTTTCAACGTTGACAGAGATCGTGCGAATTGAGACTGTGCAACTTTTATGCCAAGAGTCGCATTAACTATTTTTAAAAATTTAGCTAAAGGCCCCGAAATAAGAAGCTCAAGATTTGTTGTTAGTTCGCCCCATTGCTGCTTGGCTAGCTTTGTTTCCTCAGCAAGGTCTTGCATTTTTTGGATGCCACCTGGGCCAAGAGCATCATTCAGTTCTTCCGTAACCAAAGCTGCTACGCCGGTCAAATCGCCTTGATTTTCAAGCTTTCTGGCTAACTCTTCAGTCTCTTTTGAGCTGAACAATGAACGTTCTCGCAGAAAATCAAGTGCTCCGCCTACAGAATTAACAGATTCAGCTGTTTTAATAGTGCTGGCTAATAACTGATCCGCTTGCTGGCCAAGGGCGCTAAGCCCAATCTGCGCTCCAAAAGATCCGGTTAATCCGCCTAACGCACCACCAGCCACAGAACCTGCACCACCGCCGAATAACAGCGGGAAGCCAGCGCCAAGGGCAACCTGGCCAAGACGGTCCATGCCAGCTTTACGAGCACGCGGTGAACCTGGAATATTTGCCGCCCCGCCAATCGGACTTGATGGGCCTCCTCTACGCGCAAGTTTCTCAAGCTGTTTTCTTTGGTGCTCGTAATAAGCAGGAGAGCCAATTAAATCTTTATTGCCTCGTATAGGACTGCTTGCACCGCCCTGACGCGCAAGTTTAGAAATCTCTCGGTTTAGATGATCAAAATATGCGGGAGAACCTGGAAGGTTTTTGCTGCCTCTTAATGGATTTGTAGCTCCACCTTGACGAGCTGCTTTGTCGATTTCTTTTTGCTGTGCTTCAAAATACTTTGGTGATCCAACCAAGTTTGGGTGCCCCTTGATAGGGTCTGAAGCTCCGCCTTGGCGAGCAAGTCGGTTAATGGCTTTTTGTTGAGCTTCGTAATAAGCCGGAGAGCCTACTAAGTCAGCACGACCTTTAATAGGATCTGCAGCTTGCCTGCCGGATGCGCTGATTTGGGCTGGTGAGCCCATCATGCTTCTTACGCCACGAACTGGGCTGGCAGGGAAACCTTGTCTTTGCGCTTTAAGTATTCTTAGTTTTGATTGTTCTAACCGAAGATTTCTCTCTAAAATACGAAATTCTTTTTGAGCGTTAGCAAGATCTTTGCGGCCCTGTTCAGTAGTTGCTTTACCCATTTGTTTTCTGAGCTTGGCAACATTTAGCCCCTTGCCCTCCATCTCGTTGATGCGATTCATCAAACGAGCACGTTTATCTACAATACTTTGAAGTCCTTTTTCCTGAGAAGTTGCTGACTTTCCAAGATTTTTTATCTTATTATCAACCTTGTTTAGGTCTGTAACGACCTTGTCCGAATTAATTTTGATATTTACTTCGTACTCAGCAGCCACGACTAA